TAAGAAGTTTCCGCACAATGATTTCCCCATGCATATCACGCCAGATGGGGATTTTGAAATCAAAACTAGACAGGCTGCTGAGAAGGGTAACTACAAGTTTACCGTCGCAGTTGTGGACAGCAAAGGAGAAGTTTTACCCAACCCGCCTCTTATTGGAAGCGGCTCGGTCTTACGACTAGGGGTTGAACCTTCCTTCTATGTTGCAAGCGGTAAGTTCGGCGTGTCCCTACGACTTCGTGCTGCTCAAATTATTGAGCTGGTAGAAGTGGGAGGCGCAGGTGGATCGTTTAGTTTCACTGCCGAAGAGGATGGCTATGTCGGTAACGGCGAGTCGTTCAACTTAGATGAAGAGAAGAGCGAAACGGTTGCCGCGAAGGCAGAAGAAGAAGACGCCTTTTCGTTCTAAGTTTGAGGACACAGTGGCCTTCGCATTGATTGATGCGGGGGTCACTTTCTCATACGAGACGTTGAAGTTGTCCTATAGCAGACCCTGCACATATACCCCCGACTTTATTTTACCAAACGGGGTTGTGCTAGAGGTCAAAGGCTTCTGGCCTCCGAGCGATAGGACGAAACATAAACTTGTCAAAGAGGCGCACCCCGATGTTGATATCAGATTTGTTTTTCAAAACGCATTTAACACCTTGTCCAAGTCTAGCAAGACCACATACGCAGACTGGTGCGACAAGCACGGCATTCTTTGGTGTCACAGAAAGATACCAGAAGAATGGCTGAAGAAAGCTATATAGCCACACACCAACCTTGCCCATCTTGTGGAAGCAAGGATGCGCGTTGCATTAACGCAGACGGAAGCAGCTATTGCTTTAGCTGTTCAGAGTTTACTAAAAGCACAAACCAAGGAGAAGTCATTAGCACACAACACACTAATTCTAATTTTATAAAAGGACAATACGGAGCACTTACTAGCCGATCAATTAACGAAGACACATGCAAGAAGTTCAGCTACCAAGTTGCTGACGTTCAAGGACAGGCTTGCCAGATAGCAAACTACTTTAACCTAGATGGTAAACCGCTAGGCCAGAAGTATCGCTACGCGGGTAAGAAGTTTCGCAGCAGCGGCGAGCTAAACTTTTTCTTTGGCCAGCACCTATGGCCGAACGGATCGCCCGACCGCATGCTTGTCATTACTGAAGGCGAGCTTGACTGTCTGAGTGTAAGCCAAGCGCAGGGCAACAAGTGGCCTGTAGTCTCTTTACCATCTGGCGCACAGTCAGCAGGTCAGATGTTCAAGCGTCACTACGAGTGGCTAGATAGATTCAAAGACATCGTATTGATGTTTGATAACGATGACGTCGGAAACAAAGCAATTGAAGAGTCGGTAGGCTTCCTGCCTACAGGCAAAGTAAAGATCGCAAAGCTGCCGTTGAAAGACGCAAACGACATGCTCGTTGCGGGGCGGTCAAAAGAATTGATTAGTGCGATATGGGATTCCAAGCCTTGGAGTCCAGACGATATCGTAGCGGGGGATGAGCTGTTGGAACGGCTTATCAATCCGCAGCACAAAGAGAGTGTTGATTATCCCTTCGCAGGTTTACAGAAACTGACGAGGGGTTTACGACGGGGTGAGATAGTCACCTTCTGTGCGGGGTCAGGGATAGGCAAAAGTCAGGTATGCCGTGTAATCACTCACCACGTTCTGAAGAACACCGACCAGAAGGTTGGCTACATCGCCTTGGAAGAGAGTATTGATCGCACAGCTCTTGGAATCATTGGTATCGAAATGAACAAGCAGCTGCACCTCGACCCTTACAACGCCGACGATGAGTTCAAAGCCGCTTACCAACGAACCATCGGTAGTGGACGTTTCTTTCTTTATGACCACTTTGGATCGACCGATGGCGAAAATCTGCTGTCTCGTATTCGTTTCTTGGCCAAGTGCTACGGCGTTCAGTTCGTGGTTTTAGACCACCTATCTGTCGTTGTTAGCGGTCTTACAGGGGGCGAGGGGGAACGCAAGATGATCGACATCATAATGACCAAGCTACGAATGCTAGTCCAAGAGACAAACATTTCGCTGCTGCTGGTCAGCCACCTTAAACGTCCCGAAGGCAGAGCTTTTGAGAACGGTAATACAGTCTCGCTTTCTGACTTGCGTGGTAGTAGTTCCATCGCTTGTCTTAGCGACATGGTAGTCGCCCTTGAGAGAAACCAGCAGGACGAAGAGGACAGGAACAAGACAACGGTTCGCGTATTGAAGAACCGTTTTAGCGGAGAGACGGGTATTGCATGCGAACTGTTATTCGATACGACCACAGGCAAGCTCAGTGAGTTTGGCGACGAACAAATCAGCACCTCATTTTAGCCATGAAAGACCTTGTATTTTTTGATATAGAAACTAACGGCATCTCAGACTTTTCTACCCTGTCTGATCTTAAAGAGATTCACTGCGCATGTCTTATCGATTCGGATGGAGAGCATCGGTATCGGGCTGACAACATCAATGAGTTTTTAGAACGATTACAAATAGCAGACCGCATCTGCGGCCACAACATCATAGGGTTTGACTACCCAGCGCTACAAAAGCTGTTTGGATTTCAACACGACGGTCTGGTCGATACGCTGCTCCTGTCCCGTTTAGGTTACCCAGACATACGCAACGACGACTTTGCTCGCCGCAACATACCGAAAGATTTAGCAGGTTCACATAGCCTCAAGGCTTGGGGAATCCGTATTGGTATCAACAAAAGCGCATACGGCGAGACCAGCGACTGGTCGGAGTGGTCTCAAGAGATGGAAGACTACTGCATGCAAGACGTGGTGGTTACTAAAAATCTCTACGATTACATGGTCAGACAGAAAGTTTTGACGCCAAAAGCCGCTCGTCTTGAGCACGACTTTGCTATAGCCATACGCCAGCAAGAGATGAATGGATTCCCGTTTGATGTAACTGCGGCCGAGGCTCTGACTGCGAAGCTGATGACTCGTAGAGCAGAACTGGATGATGAGCTTAGAGCTGTATTTAAACCTACTGTTGTCGAGATGAAATCATATTGGTATCTGGACTCAGCTGGTAATAAATATCCAACCAAGAAAGCAGCTATTGAGGTAGGCATACCTGCAAAGACCATTGTTAGAGGTGATCACAAAACCAAAGAGATTCCGTTCAACGCTGGGAGCCGCGATCAGATTGCTGAACGCCTCATGGAACAGGGTTGGCGGCCAGCTCAATACGAAGGCAAACGTCCTGTTATAAACGAAGGCGTATTGAAAGAGATAGGCACGGACGAGAGCCTACTACTGCTTGAATATCTGCTGGTTCAGAAGCGACTTGGACAGGTAGCTGAAGGTAAGCAAGCTTGGTTGAAACTACAGCGTAACGGCTCGATTCACGGCAGTGTCAATACACTGGGATGTGTAAGTTTTAGGTGCACTCACAACAATCCTAACGTGGCGCAGGTTCCCTCAGTCAGAGCTGACTACGGCGAAGAGTGCCGCTCTTGTTTTACCGCTCCCGAAGGAAAGGTTCTTGTAGGCTCCGACGCTAGCGGCCTTGAGCTTCGTTGTTTAGCACACTACCTGCACGAGTGGGACGACGGCGAATACTCTTCAAAGATACTCGACGGTGACATCCATACGGTCAACCAGCAAGCCGCTGGGTTAGAGACCAGAGACCAAGCCAAGACATATATCTATGCCCTTTGTTACGGAGCAGGCGATGCCAAGATCGGTCAGATAATCAATGGAACATCTGCTGATGGTCGGCGTCTCAAAGAGCGTTTTATGTCCACCATGCCAGCGTTTAGACACCTTACCTCTGCTGTTTCAAAGAAGGTCAAGATGTCAAACATGCTACGTGGCATAGACGGCCGACGCTTGATCTGTAGATCAGAACACTCAGCGTTGAACCTTCTGCTGCAATCTTGCGGTGCAATCATTATGAAACAAGCACTCGTTGAGTTCGTTCAGTCAGCGACACTGCCTTATCAGATGCACGGAAATATTCACGACGAAGTTCAATTTAGCTGCGCTCCCGAACATGCCGACACTCTCGGCAGTTTGTTCTGCGACTCAATAAAAGAGGCTGGCAGAACTCTTGGCATACGTTGTCCCTTGGACGGCGAATACAAAGTAGGAAATAACTGGAGGGATACTCATTGACTTTTAACCCATGAGACATGTATCGAAACAAAAATGATAGAGACGGTTCTTGCGCCGATATGGGCGCGTCATCAGAGAAACAATTTTCTAAGACCTTGGAGTCGTTTGGTTTACCAAATCAAGCTACAGGCTTCACGGATCAAATTAGACACATTGACTTCTTTGTGGACGTCAAAATCT